TGAAAGCTAAAAGATTGTAAAGAGATATCATCACCTAACCATTTTACAATGTGAGGGTGTAGTATCTCTGCAATATCTTCTGTATCATGGTCAGTAAGCTGCCATTGTATGCCTGAGTTGTTGAATATTCGTTGGTAAATCACCATTGGCTCCTAAAGTAATATGTCTTGTCGTTGTATTCTATCTTTACAAAGTCGTCTATCAGTAGGTCATATGCTACATCTTCAAAGTTAATGGCAGCATATATGATAGGGTCTAAGTCCATCACAGTATTATCAGTCTCATACATAGCTTGAGCAAACTGACCCGCACTCCAGTACTCCCCTACATATACATCTCTATCAGGAAAGTTTTCCTGGAAGTATAAGATGAACGCCCTGATTGCATCAGCAGGTACATCAATGCCTCCATCAGCCCTCAAAATCAGCATGTCAGGGGTATTATCTAATTGTTCCTTAGTTATCCTAGTTGCTATTGTCATTAATCTATCCTTACTCTATGACTGAAGTCATACTCAGCATCATAGTTCTCATCTTGTCGTAAGTCTTGCCATATTGTGATAGCCATCATCTCTATATCACGCATCTCAACGCTACTTACATGTTCCCCTGAATCAGTGAAGCCATCCTCTACAGCCATCACCAATTCAATAAGGGTCATTTCATTATGTGCCTCAATCGTTAACAGTGGCATTTCCTACTCCCTTCCCTACCGTTATATAACTTTCTATCGCTTCCATTCTTACACAATCTCTTTGTACATCTACTAAAGCTTGTTCAATTTCATCTAGTGAGTACCCTAACTCTAATCCAAAAGGATTCTCTCGTGCCTCACTTAGCCTGTCATTGACTATATCTACAATTATATTTAATGATGTATTCCATGATGTCTTTGACATACAATCTCCTCTCTTAGTATCTACCTGTTAGATACAAGTGGACTCAGTAGCAGCATCAGTGCCCTTAGTGTGCACTACACTGATACAATGGCAAGGAGTTCGCCGTTAGTCATGCCTTGTACTTTACATAATAGGATCTACTTTTCGAACCTACTAATGTGAGTTACTCAATCGGCAAGTAACTACTGAGTCCACTTGTATGTAATAGGATGGCGAACTGACTTCCTGTTCTATCTGGGGTTAATTCCCCTCGATTTTGTCAGTCTCTTACCTTGTGCATAGGATGCTTATAAACCCACCCAACAGGAATAAGACCATCAGCCTACTGAAAGGGGACACAATAAATATGGAGAGTATATATTGCTGTCCCCTAGATGTGCCACTCATAGTGGAGAGGGACACAGAGTAGCACTGATAAGGATAGATAAATAACTGTGAGTGTAGGGGTATACAAAACTATGTATGTACCAGCTACTTATCTACCCTTATCAATTCTACTCTAGAAGAAGGGAACCTGATGGATAGCTAAGGCTGCAATATCCACTAAGTTCCCTTCTACTAAACTTTATCTAGCACCCCGACGCACTGTAGTTGGAGCTTCAATTGCTCCATCTTCAGTATCATTACTAAAGAGGTGACCATTAGCTAGTAGAGATAAACTCAACCATACTTGGTCAGTGATAGGAGGTGCCATCTTAGTGTAGATATCACCATCATCCCTATACTGAGTCTGCTTACCAAAGCTAATTTGTTTAACACCATTGTATACTGACTGCCAAGCAACCAGTGTAGTGTTCTCACCAACTTTAATTCTTACTGCCTCATCCGGTACATCAACAAAACTTTTAGCCATTTCATATTCCTTTCTTTTGACTTTTTTTTTTATTCTTTGGGGTGGGCTGCGCTGGCCGACCCCACACTTAAAAGCGGAGGGCTGTGACCTCTCTCCCGAAGGGAGAGAGACTTCACTAACCCTTAGCCCATCAGTCTAATTAACTCAGCCATCTCATCTGCATTGCTGAAGTTACTTATATTTTTGAGAAAGTAATCACGAGTATCATGTATTACTGCATACTCTACCTTCTCATTATCACCACCTACTGTAGTAGGTTGCCAGTGGTCACTCCACCTTACTACTAATGAGGTAGATACCATGCCACCACCTACACGGTGATGACCTGCCGGTGTTATATGAATACTACCATCCTCATCCCTAGCAAATATATTGTGCTTTACTACACTCATCAATGAGTTGTTAAAGGTACGCCAATCCTTAGCCTCATCCTTATATAACAGATGATGTTTAACCTGCATAGCAAGTTCCTCTATAGTTTCCTCATAGTAATCACGTTCAGCATGGTCATACTCAAAGGGTATGCCCCTTCTATTAACTAGTTGACTATCCATCTATGTACTCCTTATCTTCTATATTACTACCGCATATAACACAGTAGAAGTATTGTACCTTTTGGTACACCTTATTATCATCTACTACGAAACCTAGCTTAGTAACTAACTGTGTTTCATGGCATACCTTATCGGTATCCTTCATGTTATGGGTAGCATGTATTACGTCACCCTCATGATAGGTATTAACCCATCGCTTGTTACCATCTTTACCATAGTTTTCAAATGGCATATCAATCCTCCCATATAATCATGCGTCTAACATCTATGTAACTATCGTTACTATCTAACCTATCTATCTCTTCATTAACAAGTGTATAAAATTCTTGTTGAGGGTCATCAACATAAGGCATAGGTACATTATCAAGATATAATATATCTCCCCTTAAACAGAACTCTCCTGCATCTGTTACTAATACCGTGTAATCAATCTCAATCTTAGGCATGATGTCTCCTCTCGTACCATGTACCTACTAAACCACCATGTAGTAGTTTATTTTATTATTGGGTAGCTTGGCTCCGCTGCCCTGCTCCGTCGATTAACTGCGAACTCGGCTGACTCCCCCCGTAGGGGGGAACATTAAAGTTCAGTATATTATACAGCAGTATAGTTATAATCAGAATAAGAATATAATCTATTAGATAGTTATATACTATACTCTGCTGTATATCTTTATTAGTTACTACCATCTAGTAACTTCAAACTCCTGCTCTAACTTAGTATCAGCTACCTCTAATGATTTAGCTGCTAGTAAATCTATTAACTCTTTAACGTCTGGTCTATCAGCATAAGATTCTATAGCCCGTCTAAAAGCTCTTAGTTGTTTACGGGTTTGCTTATTACCTTGAAGCCCTTTGTTCTTACCTAGTAACGCATTAAGAGCAGCCCGCTTCATACCTTTAGTAATCGCTACCTCATTACGAGCAATCACTTCATCTAGTAAACCTTGAAGGTCTTCTTTAGGTGTATTGATATACTGTGGGTCTGTAGTCATTAGCTTATACAGTGCATGCTTCTTAAGTTCTAAGTCCTCAGCGTCCTTATCTATGTCAGCTATTAACTTAGTAAGCAGGTCTATACTATCAGCATGTTCCTCTGTCTTAGAGGCAGCGTATAGATCATATAACTCATACGGGTTATCTATATCTTCATACCCACTTAATACTGAGTGCGGTATAGTTGTAAGCTTTTGCTGCGCTCTATCTTTACGCCAGTTACTTAATGCTTGACCAGCCAGTGTAGCTAAGAAACCATGTAAAGATTTAATCTCTACACCCTTAGCAGTACGCTCATAGAACTCTAAGATAGTAGTGTTTGCCATATCTTCTAGGATATCCTCACCCTTAAAATCTTTATTCCATATCTCTTGGTCTGAAGATTTACCACCGTTATACGTTCGCTTTAATAGATAGAAGTATACGAAGTTAAGTAAATCTCCTGCTGTAAAGTCAGGGAACTTTGGTATAATCTTAACTGTTCCATCAACATATTCCCGGCGTATAATGTAAGGGGTCTGGTTAAGTATAGGCTTATTGTATAGCACCGTATTAGTATTATACTTCATGAAAGCTGTACGACTTGCGCCCCTATTATCCTGAGAGTTATACTCCTCCTCAGTTATAGACCCACCCTTATCCTTAAAGAACTTACCACCCCTATTAGATTTGAAGCGTGGTTTACTATCATTATCTAACCACTTAAGCCATGCTTCAGACCACTCCTCTAATGCTTTACGAAACATTAAAGGATTAGTACCATCATGAACATACATATGTCCACGACCATTTAGTTTATGAGGATGTTTCTTATAGAATGTATTGTCACATCCACTACAATATACTGGCAGCATAGGTATATGCCACTCGAATAGTATAGGTTCATTAGGAGGTACACCCCCTTTAGATTCTTTATCACAAGCTCTACACTTATAATTATCACAGTCATGTTTACTCATATAATCTATCTCCAATCTTTCCTATATGCTGCCCGACCATAACGGTCTTGCAACCATTATACGCCACGCTGTCAACCCCCCCTCCTAATTTAATACTTGTTTAATAGCTATTAAATATGAACGAGTTGCGTTGAATACTTAGATACATTAACTGATTAAGTTAGTATACCAAAGGCCAACGACCTAAAGCGAACGGCGACCAGTTAAGTGCGGCAAGCCCTGTCTTGTTGCGTAGCAACAAAAGAATAATCAGACTAATACTAATCAAGTTACTGGTATATACGTACCACTTGTGCCTCATTAGCATGTACTAATAGCACTAGTTAGCACCACCTAACATCCTAGTGATATATAAACTAAGAATAATTCTTAGCTGATAGCGACAACTAGGTTAGTTTGACCATAATTCTAGCTAAACCTATGCAATCCTGTACAAAACTACCACATAGTTAACATGATTGTAATGACTACGTAACATCCCGGTAACATAACTACTTGACAGTACCACATATGTATACTATACTAGGGTGGTGGGTGGGATTAATACAGCATCACCACACTATAGCACCACCACACCATGACACTAACACCACACCATAAATATTATATTATATTATATATATATTATATATTATTATAGTTTATCTTTACTATAGTTTTAACTATAGTATATACTATAGAAGAATATGAATTAAAAAATAAGGATATGAAATGAGTGCGTGTATAATTTCCTGGTTAGTGTGTGCGTAAAGAAAAGATTAGGGTAGGCTAATAAAAATTATTAGTATGTGCTAATAATATGTGTAAGGGTAGAGAGTGGGGGGGCGAAAGCCCCCCTACTTATTTGCTGATGTCGTAGTACCCGCCTTTAACGGGTGTGCCGTCAGCGTTAACGTGTAGCCCTCGGTCGACATGTATTCGCCAGAACTTATCCACAAACTTCTGCTTGATGTACCACTCCTGCCATTGCTCGTATGTGTCGAAGTTCTCGCCCGCCATCTTGTTAAGGTTAGGCAGTGCTTTGATTGCCCACTTATTAAATTTGTATAGTCTGTATCGCTCGCGTAAATTCATTTAGTTCTCCATTGTTGAATACCAGGGTGTTCAATTGTTGAATCCTGGGTGCTCTCATTTTCTGAAGTTTGGGGAGTCAGGGCTCCCCTCGCTTCAGGTTCTCTATTCTCTCACTTGTTAGCTATGAGTCTGCTAGTGCCGATGGTCGCCACCCTGTGAGTCTAGGTTTGCTATCGCCTAGACTATTAGCTATCCCCTAAGCGCTTTGAGCTTGGCTTCAAGTTCCTCAACCTCGGCAGCCTCTGCCTTAGTTAAAGTTCTGAATCTAGCGTCGGGTAACAGTAACCCTTGACCAGACTCTGACCAGTCACGAAGTGCATTCAAGATGTGCGCTCTGTTGAATTTAACAGTCTCGCTGGATCCTTTGACAGTCTTGCGAATGTCGAACCCTCCGAGATTAGCACCATCTTTAATGTAATTCACTCGCGTGTAACCTGATTGCGCCTCGTCATTTACTGCGGATATTATACCGGTAAAATCTGAGAGCATCATGTCGACGTGGTCAACCTTAAAGATTTTACCCGCTTTTGTTGCCTTAGCAAACAAGAACGGATCGCTCTCCACATTAGAAATAACCTTGATTAGGTCGATTCTAATGAGTCCCCTTCCCTTTTTATTTTCAGCAGTTAACAATTTTTGTTTTTGCTTGCTGAATCCTGACTACCCCTAGAAATCTATAGATCGGATCCGGTATTGCCTAGGGGGTAAAAACGATTTAGGTAGAATTTATTCAAATTGATTTGAGATATTAGGTGTGCATTTTCTACTTGTTGAATTCCCGTAAAGCTGAGTAGATAAGTCAGGAATTTATTAGGTGACCCACCCGGGATTTATACGCAGGGGCACACGGGCAATGGTAGCATGAGCATACTCTATCTATTAGTATGTGCTTACTTTATTTCTTAGGGTGTGCTTATAATTATAATTAGGGTAGACTTATATTTTTTGTGGCGCTCCTGAGAAAGATAGAGAAGGAACGTGGGGTACCCTTGCTAATTAAGAAGAATACAAAACTATAGGCCGGCAGATAAAGAAATTTGAATTATTTTCTAGTACTGGCATAGTTGTGCCATAGTAGTCGCCATGCTACGGCTGCTTGTAGGGGCACTACGGAGTTTCCAAGGAGATGGGATCGGTCTTTTGGAGTGATGTCCAGTCCGTCGGGAGTCCCATAATGTCCTCCACGAAATTCGGATGGAGTGAGTAAATCTCCGTCGTACTCTCCAGGTCCTTGCCCAAGTTGTTCGACAAATCCATAGCTTGGCTCGTAAGCGACTGACGATCCCCAGATCTGCCTGTCTGATGCTTCTCGCTTGCTGTTGGAGTTTGCCAAAATAAAGAGTCGGACTCTACGATGCGACGCGCCGACCTCCTCCGCCGATAAGAGTGTTGTCGAAACATCGTAACCCATTTCTTGAAGGTCTCTAAAGATTTCGTATCCTCCGAATCCAAGGAGACCGCTGACGTTTTCAAGAAATACCCATGCTGGATTGGCAGCTCTAATTCCATCTCGGAGAGAGGGCCAAACGTATTCTGAGTGGTGTTCCCCACTTTTGTTTCCTGAGATGCTGTATGGTTGACACGGGAAGCCCGCAACGATTCCATCCACGAGGCCGCCCCAGCTTGCATAATCGAAGGTTTTAAGGTCAGACCATATAGGTGCTTCAGCCAATGCTCCGTCTTCCATACGCGCCGCCAATACTGCGGCTGCAGTGATTTCGTTTTCAATGTAACAGACGGGATGAGCCGTTCCAGAACTCCCAGACGTAACCGCCAAATCAAGTCCTCCGACTCCAGATGCGATACTGAGATATGTTTGCGGGGGATGTGTAACCACACACTAATTCCTTTCTACGTTCCTTTTTTCATATACCTATAGATAAGGAAATGGAGGAACATGAGTAGCCCTATAACAACTAGGGTTTCTTTTACCATTAACTACATTATAGCATGTATTACCAAAACTTTCTGAATGGACATTTCTTTTCTTCTTTTTTATTCATAATACTCCATGACATGTGTGGAAGATACTGCTTGAGCTGAACGTGTTGCTCTTGTGCTAGCATTTCTTTTTCTGATGGACGTTTCATTTTCAGCTGGTACTTTTCACCTCTATCTGGGAATCTAATCATAAATAGAGCGTCACCTCGTTTCACAGTTACACGTTGATTTAATTTTGACATAATAGCTGGATTAAGAGGACGGGACCATTTACCAAGGGCGAACATACCTGGCAATTGTGCCGCAGGGCCATTAGGGACCGATAGTTGCTCTACCCATGCTTCTTTATGTTTTGTCCATAGTACATACGCAGGGTACATTTGCAAAATTACTTGGTCATTCTTAAAATTGCTTTCAAATACTATCTTATCAAAAGCGTTAGTATGATCTCCATCCATAAGAAGATCTAGTGCACTGTTTTCATTTAAACTATAATCTACATCGTTTTGTGCATACATAACAAATGTATTAGTTCCAAAGTGTCCAAGAGCAGGACACTTTTCATGTTTCCATCCTTCCCACATATTTTGGTCTTTCAAATATTGTAGGTATGTAGTTGGAGGTATAAAAGTATTCTCCATAAACAAAGGGTGATCTAACGGGTCTCTGTAGGTGACACCAAAAGGGTGTGCCGGCTTTTGCCAAGGATGATAGTACACTGTTTTCATACGATTGACTTGTCTCGTATTGATAGCATTAGGTGTACCCGCATTGACTTGTGATGTCTCCATGGAACGTAGTAATCTGACATGAAGTCTCTCCAGTGGGCTTCGCTGGAATCTCTGGACTCATCTGCGGTAATGGCTCCTTGATGAGTGGAGGGGTTGGTCCCCATATGGACCATCTCGAATCCAAGGCGTTTAAGAAGATCAAACTCATTAGGGTAACGCATGTCGTCAATACAAAGATTGTGATGTGGGTCGAAAGAGTCGATATGATCTCCCATTTTGTCCACCCAAAAATTAGCGTCTTTGTCTCGCATCCGATTTCCGCAAAATTGTAATAGTTGTCGCCACTGGTATTTTTTCGGTACATGCACCAAATCTTTCATAGGTATTTCAAAAGTCTCACTTACACATTCGCGTAGTGGGTCTGCAAAGCTTATCACAGTTCCCCCATAAAGCGCAGCTACGCTATTAGACATAGTAGTCTTACCACATCCAGGGGAACCAAAAAAAGCTAATCTCATTAGTTTGGTAGCGGGGGCAGGAATCGAACCTACGCGCTTCAGACAATGAACCTGACGAGCTGCCACTGCTCCACCCCGCGTCGCTCCTAGCCTTGCATCATTCGTGCGTAGTCAGTCCATGCCCTAGCCATCTCAGGAGTACCGTCGTTCTTTAAACCTCTGCTTGCTAAGTAGTTTTCCCACGCTTCTTTACCAGCTGCAGTTGCCTTCTCGTATAAAGCGGCCTTTTCTGCCTCATGCTCTTCTACAGTTTTAAAAGGCTCTAAACCTAGTCGGACTCGTTCGTCAGCATCATAGACATCCCATGTAGGTCGGGCGGCTTTCCAGCTGTCATAACTTGCTCGGTCTTTTATTCGTGTGACTCCGTATCCGAGAGTGGAGTCAAAGCGCATCTGCCATTCAGGGAAGACCATCTGCTCCCATCCATCCTCATCTACCTCAGCGTCCATTACTCGTCCTGTGCTATCATACTCAAACAATACTACACCGTCTTCTTCTATTTCTTTCATTAGTCAAAAATCTCCTCAATCAAATCTAACCTGTATTTATTTGTTTCACTAGTTATTACTACTCTTACTAGTGCTTCTTCAATATATACTACATGGTCTTGTAACTCCCTAATCTGTCTATTTACTTTTTCAAGTGCTATTTCATTCGACTGTATTGTAACACGTAATGTAGTTATATACACAGTAGAGAATACAGTTGTAATAAAAAATAGGAGCAGTGCTCCTATTAGTAATACTCTATCTATCATTTCTATCGTTTCTAGATGTAACCTCAGAGCTAAAAGCTTCAAAGAGTTTACCTAATCCCATAGACACAGGTAGCGAAAGCACCGCCAGGGCGGTGAGCAATCCTTCAATTTGATCGAGAGTTTCTGGATTTTCAGAAGCTGACCATATGATTCGTGCACCTAGTGCAAGCCACACCATCACTACAGGTATAAAAATTATGCCTGTTAAAAGCTGAATCCCGGTAATAGTAGTTCCCTCAGCACGAGGGGGAACCGGCTCTTGTGGAGGAGCTTGGACGGGGGTTTCTTCTTCATTCATAGTCTTTGCTCCATTTCATTATATTTGAACAATGAGGCCAGACATCCCATCCATCTAGTTTCCATATTTTATGGGCTGCTTCCATGTTTCCTTCTATATCATATATATTGTGCCACTCAGTAATCCAATAGTATTCTTGAGGGTTTATACGAAAGATTCCTACTTTCTCATCATTACGTTTTAGTGTTAGTGGAGTTGTTGAACCACTTTCGTGTAGACAGTTTACAAATCTCCATAACTCATTTGTTTCTTCTTTCTCACTTAACCCATGCCATTCCCAGTAACCACGCCATGCTGAATTACTTAGATGTAGATTAAAATCCCACCTATCCAGAACAGTTACAGGTTGGAGCGGCACCACCTCCACATGTACAAACGGCATTTCCCGTTGAGCAACAGGAGTAGGATTCAAACCATGTGTCTCCACCGTCACGCTCAATATTGGTTCGGGGTTGGGGGACTTCTGTTGATAAGCCCCGAATGGTGCTTCGACGACGCTCGGAAGCAGAACGAATAGGCTCAACACACCCGCAATTACTAGTAGCCATTTAATCCTCCTATTGAACTGTAATCGGTGCCTCATAATTATTACTTGCTGTCATTGATTGTATCAGTGTAGTTGCATCAATTATGAAACTTGGAGCATCAATGCCTGTTCCATTACCAATTTTACTATTCTGAATTGTTAAAGTGCCAATCTCCATATGGTCGAGATTAATCCCTCCACCAAAAGCGGAGATGTTACTAAGTGTAAGTGAACGGCAAAAGCTGTCTGCAGTCGCGGTACTAATGATAATCTTGTCGAAGGAACCACTGGTCACCCCCGGAATTTTTACAGCGCCACGAGTAGAAGTTACTGTGATGTCTTTTGGAGTAGAGGATAGAGTTGGACCAATAGAAAGACCATCAGCCTTTACATTAGTAATAATTAACTCGTATACTTTCGTTGCAGCTAAGTTAAAGGTAGTTGCTTCTACATTGTCAATAAGCACAGTATCACATGCAAGTACATGGTCAGCAGTACCTATTACCTGAATTGCATCTGTTAGCCCAGCAGCTTTACCAATCTCTAGACCAGAGATAGTAATGTCTGCGGCTCGTGCACCAGATATATTAAGTTGAAGGGTGTGTGTTTGAATCTCTCGAACGTCAGCGGGTGTGTTATCTGCAAACACCCACTCATCACCTACTTGTAGGGTTCGGTCTGCGGGAACTCTAGCTGCGTTATAATTTGCGGGTTCAGGCCATATCGGAGCTGCATTGAGTCCTTTGATAGCCGTACCAATTGCAAATGCAGTAACGGCAACACCGATGACTAATCCAAGTGTGCCGACTTTCCAAACACCACCTATAATTCGAGTACCTTTTAAGCTTGCAACTTTGATATCAGGAACCTTTCCTACATTCATAATATTTGGCATACTAGCATTTATGCTAGGTGTACGCCATTCTCGATTTTTAAACTGAATCTTCGGTAATCGTACATTAGGAATTGCAAAAAGTCTTTTAAAAAAACTTGGCTTCTTCTCGTTTTGTTCATCCATTAACTTCCCCTCTAGTCGTCATAATCTCCGTATTGTCTGTTATCTCCATAACCAGTTTTTCCCATATCTTCTAATACTTTATTGAAGCCCATGTGATCTGACATTATAGTTCGCATTTCATTTTCAATAAGCGCGTTTCTAGTTTTCAAGTCAGCTAGCTCATCTTCGATTTCTTCAATGGCTTCCTCAAGATCAGATGAGTCAAACTCTTTCCCTACTGTGTACATCCTAGCCATTTCCTGAGTCATGGCAATCTTGTCCTTGAGTGCTTCGATGTCGTTTTGTAACACTGCAACATCAACAGTGGTTTTTTCTTCCTGGATAACATCAACGGTAGTACTAAGGTTTCCAACTGTTGAGTCCAATTGGGCGACATACCAAATTATTCCAAAGGCTTGTGCAATTATGGCGATTACGATACCAATAGATAACTTTATATTACTAAAGTCCATTACACCTACTTCTTCTTACCTTTCTTTGCTTGTCCCATCTTAACTGTACGATCAAAAGCGTCTGCTCTCATACGAGCGATCTTCTCAGTAGAATTACTTCTCATTCCGTCAATTCTACCTGACATTCTTGCTAGTTCTCTTGCTCGCATATCAGTAATATGTGCGTCTTGTGCTTTTCGTTGTTCTGAAGTTTCAGACATAGATATACCCTCCGATTCAATGCGGTACTCGTCCATTTACATTATAACAAACTAGGAGGTTCTTGTCAAGAGATAGCGCGCTTTACGTTCAGCTGCTTTAGTTTGTTCTTTAGAACCTGTAGGAGCGTAATCTAATACATAATGGGGGAGAGCAGAGGTTCGGCCCATTACCGACTCACATCCTTTGAATTCGTCTAAGTATCTATATCGAGCACACATAAGACAAACGATGCGGTTTTCCGCATGTATTAAGAACATTCCTTGATTATTGTAACTCATGTGTCCGGGCTCAAAAACGAGGCGGCCTTCACAATTTGGGCAAATATTTTCTTTCATGAATAACATTCTACCATGTCTATCTCACAAAGTTAGGCTGAAATTCAGCTTCTTGTCGTGGGTCAGTTTCTTGAGACACACCATCGCGTACAAACTGTGGTACAAATTCATTAGGATTAGTAAAAGCAGACATTGGTTCACTCAGATTTGTTGGATCAAAATCAGGACCAAGAGGAGTTTCAATTGGAGTAGTTTCTGCAGGATTTTCCCATTCTATGTTATCATCAGGTAATACTTCAGGAACTTCTTGTGAAGCCTTTGCAAAGGAAAAGGTACCGTCACCATTATTGTAAGATTCTAATGCAAAGTTAGCTTCGTTTTGAACATCTACGTCATCTCTAGCATTTGTACGAGCTTCTGCCCACAACTCTAGACTTTTTACATAATTCTCATTTGTTTGATCATCGTTATCTATTAGTATAGTAGCATTGTACCATGCATCCCAACCAATTTCTGCATAGGGGTACTTCAGAGCAAATTCTGCATTTTTTACTGGATCTAAAATTTCTTCTTTCCAGTCATCACCAAACTCTTTTTCTAGATTCTTTATATGTTGAGAGTGTATTTGGAAAAGACCATATGCTTCACCAGGAGTTCCGTCTGGTTCAGGATCAGCTGGATTTATGATAGTGGGATCTAAAGTACTTTCTAAATAGACTACTTTAAATGCTTTTTCAGCATCTTTACCCCAACCGGCTTTAAGAAGAATACGGTATAATTCTCGTGGCGTTAAATTCGGCATTAGTTACATCTTACTCTACTTTTATAAATTTGTCAACATCTTCTATCTTAGGTAGTTTAACTTCATCTAGCCACTGAGTCATATTCATTTTGTTATGCTCATTCATATAAGCCATCCCATATAATAAAGCAGCTTCAAAGGTATCTCTGTAAGATTCGCCCATAAGCTCAGACATTGTACTTAGTAGCATTGAAGTTGAACGATGTATGTGGACTCTTTTATGTACCATATCCTTATAATTAATTCTAGGCATTGACAGTACTCCAATCTTGTGTTACCATAAAAGTATACCATAAACGGCACACTTATGCAAATGGGGTAAAAATGCCAGCTAATTCGTTACTTGCATTAACTCAGATGATGGATGACGACGCAGATCTCGACCACTCTGAAATGAACATAGAGTCTTTAATAACACCTAACCCTCTTATAGGAGCAGGTGGTTTAATAGAATCTCTAAATGCAAATCAAGAACAATTTCTCGTAGGTAAACTATATGGGCTATCTGACAAACAGGCAGCCGAAGCATCTAGTATATCTCCTGCAACAGCCTACTCATGGAAACAGCAGAATAAAGACTTTCGTATTGTATATGAGAAGGTTACTACACAACCTGTAATTATGGCTGCAGAAGTAACTGCGTTTGGTTTAGCCAAAGCAATACACAAACTTGTACTTATGTTAGACCATACAAATGTACGTGTAGTACAATATGCAATAGATCGTCTAATTGATCTAGGCGGAGTAAACAAGAGTCGAGTGGAGGTAACACACAAGAGTGGTAACACAGGCGACCTCGATGAAATCCTCGAAAGACTTGAAGAACGACGAGCTGAGTCAGAAGGAACAGCTGGAGGAGATTCTCAAGTGTAAAGAAGATATTGTATATTTTCTTGAAACATATTGTGAAATCAACGATCCGCAAACTTTTGAAACATTTCCGTTTAAACTTTGGGACTTTCAGAAAGAACTACTAAGCACTTTTCAAAAGAGTGATAGAGTCATTGTGCTTAAAGGGAGACAGTTAGGTGTATCTTGGTGTGCTTCTTCTTACGCATTACATAAAGCTCTGTTTTTTAATAACGCAAACGTGCTTATGTTATCTAAGAGAGAAGATGAAGCACAGAAACTTCTTCTGAAAGTAAAGTTCCAATACTCTCGATTACCCCAATGGATACGCAAATGGCGACCATTAATCAACGACAATAAAAAAGAAATTGAATTCGAGCAGCGTAATAAGAAGGGGAACGTGACACATCACTCTGTCGTATTTGCACTACCCGCTACTGAAGACGCAGGACGTTCTGAAACTGCATCTGTTGTTATTGCAGATGAGTGGGCGTTCCATCCACATGCTGAAAAAAACTGGGCTGCCCTATCACCAACGATTGATGCAGGTGGTCAGTTCATTGGAGTAAGCACTGCTAATGGGTTAGGTAACTTCTACTACAAAATGTGGAAAGGGGCTGAAGCACACGACAATGGCTTTGAAGGAGTGTTCCTCCCTTACCATTTACGACCGGGAAGAGATGATGAGTGGTACGACGAGAAGAAGTCTAGTTATACAGATGATAAGCTTTTTCAACAAGAATACCCTTCCAGCCCTTTGGAATCTTTTATTACTACTGGGGGTTGCATTTTTG